GGCGCTCGGCTACGGCGCGCGGGCCCAGAACGTCGCGGTGCAGCAAAACTTCGTCGTTGCCCTGCCGCCGAAGTCGGAATCAGCCCTCGCCTGGGCCAAGGAGCACGGGGCACTCGCGGGGGTGAGCCCGGACCTTGTCGAACTTGTCGAACGGATTGATCAGAAATGAAAACCTTCAGCTACCCACCCCAACCTTACTGTTCGCTGTGTCTGGCCGCCCTTGGCTGGGCGCGGGGGCAGGAGATCAAGCAAGTCGCGGAACAAGGCTTCGTCCGGTACTTTCACTTCCCGATGTTTGAAAAGACCTGCCCGAACGACGGGGCGAGTATCACCATCTCCCTGGTCAGCACGGATAACAACTAATGACTTGGTCCCCCGCATCCCCAGGACCTGTCGCGCAAACCGTCATCTGGCAGCCCCAGCCCGGCCCACAAACCGCCCTACTTTCCTGCCCGATCTACGAGGTCTTCTACGGCGGCGCTCGGGGCGGAGGGAAAACCGAGTCCTCCATCGGGGATTGGCTCCAACACTCCGCCCAATACGGCGAGGACGCGATTGGCATCTTTTTCCGCCGGAAGCTTGTCCAGCTCGCCGAAGTCATCGCGCGGACTAAGCAACTTTTTTCCAAACTCGGGGCAAAGTACAATGAGCAGCAGAAAACCTGGACAATGGCGAACGGGGCGCGACTTAAATTCGCCTACCTCGAACGCGACTCCGACGCAGAAGAGTACCAAGGCCACTCCTACACCCGTGTATACGTCGAGGAGCTTACCAATTTCCCTATGCCAGGTCCTATCGACAAGCTCCGCGCTACTCTACGTTCCGGAGCTGGTGTTCCTGTTGGGATGCGCCTCACAGGTAACCCAGGCGGCGCAGGTCATAATTGGGTAAAACGGCGGTATATTGACCCAGATCCTGGTGGGTATCGTGTCATCACCGAGCAGACAGAGATCGAACTCGACGGCACGAAGCAAATGGTCTCCCTGTCGCGGGTCTTCATCCCGTCGAAGATCGGGGATAACCAGCTCCTCATGCGGAACGATCCGACTTACATCCTTCGACTCAAGCAATCAGGGTCGGCGGCACTGGTCGAGGCGTGGTTGAAAGGGAACTGGGACGTTATTGACGGTGCGTTCTTTGACGAATGGGACGAGCTTCGCCACGTTATCGACTCCAACGTCGGCATGCGCATCCTCAAACCCTCGTGGCTGCGGTTCCGGGCCTTCGACTGGGGCAGCGCGAAACCCTTCTCCTGTGGCTGGTATGCGCTGATCGAAGAAACCACTCCCCTCCCCGACTCGGAACACGTCCTGCCCAAGGGTGCCCTGGTCAAGTACCGCGAATGGTACGGCGCCTCCGGCCCCAACAAAGGCCTTAAGATGACCGCCGATCTCGTGGCCCAGGGCATTGTCGAACGCGAACGGGGCGAACGTATCCGCTACGGCGCGGCTGACCCTTCCATCTACATCCGGGACGGGGGGCCGAGCATCGCTGAAACCATGGCCATCCACCGATGCTCCTGGCGGCGGGCGGACAACAAGCGCAAAGCGGGCGCGGAAGCCCTTCGCCAGCGCCTGGTCGGAGTCGAGGGCAACCCCATGCTGTACTTCCTCGACTGTTGCGAAGACACGATCCGCACCATCCCCACGCTCCAGCACGATGATACCGACCCTGAAGACGTCGACACGGAGGCGGAGGATCATGCTTACGATGAGACCCGTTACGCAGTCATGTCCAGACCATGGATTCCCGCGCCTCCTAGTGTCCGAGGATCAGGCTTGCCAAAACTTCCAAGCCAATACACACTTAACGAGTTGGTGGATAAGCTTCGCCAAAAACGTATTAACCAAACTGAACACTGATTCGAAAGGAATTATCATGGCTGTCGGCGATGCAGGTTATCCACAAGGCTCCGGCCTCCGCCCTTGGACCGAGCGCGGCGGTTCCTTTGATGCGGTAGGCAATAGCGGCGTCAGCCGTCCCCCCGTTCCTTACCTTGGCGCTGTGGCAAGTCGCTGCGGCCCCCCAATGCTCACCGCAGCGCAGACGAAACTATTCGCCCGCACGAAGCATCACGCAATGGAAGACCTTTCCGCCATTGCCTTGGTTTACTCCGCATGGCGGCTTGACGGTGGCGTGTACGAACTCAACATTGACCTAGCCAACTACGCTGCAAGTATCGAGTACCCGATCGGTTCCACGCCGACCCCGGTTCTTTTCAGTGGCCAGTACTTCGGCGTTGTGCCGGCCGGCGAGGACCTCCGCTCGGACATGACGCCCCTGCCGGTTGTGATCCCACGCGGCGCTGCCTTCTACGTGCGGACATTCCAGACCGGTGCCACGATCTCCTACCACACCATCCCAGGCCTGGCGGCTAACGCGGACAGCGGTGAATTCATCACGTTCGGTTCCGGTTCTGTTGATCTGACCCGCGTGACGACGAACTTGGCTAACCAGCAAGGCGGTATTGCTTTCCGCCCCACCGCAATCGTCGGCTTCACCACGCGCCCCACCTTCCTGCTCACTGGCGACTCACGTTGCAACGCCGCAGCCTATGACGTGGTGACTGATGGATTCGGCCTGTCTGGCGAACTCGAACGTCCCCTCGGCATGCGCTTCGGCACGATCAACGTCGGCATCCAGGGTGAGAAACTGTCCACCGCGGTTACCTCGTTCACCAAACGCCTTCGCCTGCTGCAGTACACCAGCGCGGTCGCTTGCAACTACGGCATCAACGACTTAGTCTTCGGCGGCGGTAATGCGACAACCCTGAGCGCAAGCGTGGTGACTTTCGCAGCCCTGCACGGCAAGCCGCACTACCACTCCACCCTGTCGCCAAACGCCACCACCAGTAACGCTTACGCGGACCTGGCCGGCCAGACAGTAGGCACAGGTAACGCCCAGCGTGTTCTGTTCAACAACATGGTACGGGCACTCAAGGCTCCTTTGACAGGGTATCTTGAAATCGCTGACGTGGTGGAATCCTCGCGCGATTCTGGTCTGTTCAAGTCAGTCGTCCAAGCCCCTGCGATCACACTGTACGGCAGCACCTTCTCCGCAGGTGTTGTGAACGGTGATGCCCTGCACATTAATGGCTACGGTGGGCATCTGATCCAAGCCAACGCCGGTCTGCCCCCTACCCTGCGTTAACCTACCATGCGAACCGCCCTCATCCTCGCCGCTGCCCTTACCCTGCCCCCAGCCACCGCGCTGGCGCAGCTCAAACCCTTACCCTGGGAGTTTGATCCTATCACGACACCGAATTTACCACTTCGGGAAATCGTGACAGCAGACGGGTACGCGGGGATCTGGGTGTATCAAAAGGACGGGAAGCTTCATCGCTATGAAGCCCACTGCACCAGGGAAATATGCAACATCCCGTACCTTCTCCGGGCTGGGGCATCCTACCTAATCAACCCGTCCGAGGCCTTTTGGGCTCGGGCCAAGACCTCCAGCTGCTTCGATCCCAAGGGCTACTGGCCTTCCGGCATGGAACAGCGCCTGTGCAACACCGTTCGTCTCGAGTGGGCCGCGTGGGGGCTAAAGTAACCCCCGCAAGGCAGTCCGGCCCACTCCCCTACCTCTAATCACGCAGCCCCATGACTGACGAAACAACCCCCCTCTCCCCAGAACAGTCGGCCTCCCTCGTCTCCAAGTGGATGAAGGAGTACGACGCTGCGAAGAAGCGGGAAAAGACGTTCCGGGCTGCATCAGCAAAAATCGTCCAACTATACGAGGGGGATGAGAAGACTGAGTCCCAGTTCAACATCCTTTACTCCAACACCGAGACTCTGGCCCCAGCGCTGTACAACAGCATCCCGCGGGCAGTGGTTGATCGTCGCTTCAAGGACGAAGACAAAATCGGTGGGATGGCGGCGAAGATCACTCAGCGCACGCTGGAATACCTCCTCGATGACGGCATGGCGGAATACGCCAGCTTCGATGATTTGATGAAATCCGCGGTGCTGGAAGCTCTCGTCCCTGGCCGCGGCCTCACCCGGTTCAAGTACGACGCCAGCATCAAAACTGAGGAAGCGGCAAACCCCACTGACGACGCAGACTCCCCACCTCCGGTCGAAACCGTCGAGGGCGAAGTCGTGTGTGGGGAGGAAGTCCCTTGGGATCGTTTCTGCCACGGGTATGCGAAAAAGTGGAAAGACGTCCCTTGGGTGGCATTTGACCACTTCATGGACAAGGGGGAACTCGTATCGAACTTTGGCGAGATCGGAAACCTCGTCCCTGTCGCCGAATCCGCCTCCGAAGATGACGAAAGCGGAAAATCCGACGAGGGGCTCAAGGACACCAAGACCGCCGCTGTGATCGAAATCTGGGACAAGCAGACGAAAAAGGTCTACTTCTTTGCCCGGTCTTATCCTGATGCGCCGGTTAAAGTTGTGGACGATCCCCTCGGCCTGACCGGGTTCTTCCCCAATCCCAAGCCTCTGACCTTCACTCAGAAGATCTCCACCCTCACGCCTGTTCCCTTATACACCTTCTACGAAGAACAGGCGAAGGAACTCAACGCAATTACCCTCCGCATCAACAGGCTGATCCGGGCCCTCAAGGTCCGCGGTCTGTACGACGCCACTGTCGAAGGTCTGGACAAGGTCCTCTCCGCTGATGACAACGTTCTCATCCCAGCGGAAAATGTCGCGGCACTGCAACAAGGCCAATCTCTGGAAAAAGCCATTTGGCTGTTCCCGATCGAGAAGCTGATCGTTGTCCTCCAGCAGCTCTACCTCCAGCGTAATCAAGTCAAGCAGGTCATCTACGAGATCACCGGCATCGCCGATATCATGCGTGGCAGCTCCTCCGCCAGCGAAACCCTCGGCGCGCAGGAGATCAAGAACCAATGGGGCACCTTGCGGCTCAAGCGCTCGCAAAAGGAAGTTGGCCGTTACGCGCGGGATTGCCTGCGCATCATGGCGGAAATCGCTGTGTCCAAGTTCAGCGAAGTCACCCTCAAAGGCATGACGGGGCTGCAAATCCCCTCCGGCGAGGAAAAGGCGCAAGCCCAGCAAATTCTCGCCGCTGGTCCGCCGATGGGAGCTGACCCCAACATGCAACCTCCGCCCGAGCTGCTCGAACTCGCCCAAGGTCCTTCCTTCACCGAACTCCTCGACCTCCTCCGCACGGACACCAACCGCAGCTACCGCATCGATATCGAGACAAACTCAACCATCGACGCCGAAGCCACCGAGGACAAGCAGAACGTTGGGGAACTCCTTAACGCCCTTGCCCAATACCTCAACGGCATTCAGCCCCTGGTCGAATCCGGCAGCCTGCCATTCGAGGCCGCACAAGGCATGATGTTAGCGATCGTTCGTCGCTTCCGCTTCGGCCCGGAACTCGAAGATCAGCTGAAAAAGATGAAGGCACCAACCCCCCCGGCCGATCCAAACGAGGCCAAGAACGCCCAGGCTATGGAGTTGGGCAAGCTTGACATGCAGGCCAAGCAGATGGATAATCAGATGAAGCAGGCGCAAATGGCGCAGCAGGCGCAAATCGCCCAAATGCAACTCCAAATCGCGCAACAAGAGCACCAAATGAAGATGGCAGAATTGCAGCAAAAGGGGCAACTGGCAATTGCCGCCCACCAGCAAAAGATGGAAGCGATCTCCCTGCAAGCGGCTGCGGCAAGGCAAACGGCGCAAATCACAGCTGCGAAACCAGCGCCTGCGAAATCTGTGTAGATTATAGAACCATAACAGGCGCAAATCATGCCAATTTACGACTACCGCTGCCCCACCTGCACTACCCGCAGGGACGTGTTCAAAAAGATAGCGGAAATTGACAAGCCGGAACGCTGCCCCAAGTGTGCATTTTTCATGGAGCGGCAACTTTCTGCCCCCCTTGTCCGGGGGGATATTGCCGCCTATGATTGTCCCATCACTGGCAAACGGATCGAAGGTCGTCGGCAGCATGAGGAAAACCTCAAGCGCCATGGCTGCCGGGTTCTGGAATCCGGGGAATCTGAAGCCGCTGCCCGTTACAAATCCTCCGCAGCCGCCACCCAAGCCGCGGAAGATATCGAAATTGATACCACTGTCGAACAGTTCGTTGAGGCCCTGCCGACAGCTAAAAGAGAGCAGCTTGCTGCCGAAATCCAATCTGGCCTCGACGTTGACATCTCCCGCAGTACAGCGGGGATTTAGGAGTTAGTATGCCTGGGGAATTCGAGTTTGATATGTCGTCCGCTGTTGGTGAAATCTCCAGTGGACTTGGTTTTGACACTGACACTGATGAGGTAAATGATGCAAACGACGTCGATCTTTCTGTTGATCCTAGCCCTTCTCCTGCTAATCCTGGGAGTGGCGCTGGGGATATTCCTGGCCAATCGCCTGCAGGATCAAGTCCTGATGGAGACCCCGCTGCCGACGATTCCGGTAATCCTCCCGGCGGGAGTGACGCCGCCATCGATCCCCTGGCAATTGCGCCTAAAACTTGGCGCAAAGAAGCTGCTGACACGTGGGCGACTCTCCCTGCTCAAGTTCGGCAAGAAATCCTAAAGCGGGAAGACGACATCTTCAAGGGGATCGAAGGCTACAAGTCCGAGGCCGCGTATGGCAAATCCTTTCGGACTGTCCTCGACCCTTTCCTTCCCGCTCTTCGCCAGCATGGCCTTGATCCGGTCGCTCAAGTCGGGCACCTGATGACAGCGCACCACACGCTGGCACTCGGCACGCCTGAACAGAAAAACACCCTGTTCCGCCAAATCGCTGCCGATTACAAGATCGATCTCACCACCTTAACTCCCGCCGACGAACCTTCTTTCATCGACCCGGCAGTCAAGGCCTTGCAAACGGAAGTTCAACAACTACACTCGAAACTATCGGCGGGGGAGCAATCTCGTCTAGCCCAGGCCCGCGAACAGCAGACCAAAGCTATCGAGGCCTTCGCTGCCGATCCCGCAAACCCTCACTTTGAAGACGTTGCCAACGACATGGTGACCTTGATTGAAAAAGGGGTTTGCTCCACGTTGCAGGAAGCTTACGAAAAAGCCATCTGGACCAACCCCGCCGTCCGTGCCAAGGAACTCACCCGCCAACAAGCGGAGGCTTCCGCCAAGGCACGGGAAGCGGCGGAAAAGAAGGTCGCGGATGCTCGGAAACTGACTGCAGCGAATGTGCGGACGAAAGCGAAAAGTGGGAGTGCTACGACCCCGCTGGGAAGCATGGACGACACGCTTGCAGAAACTCTGGCTGTGATAAACAGTCGGGCGTGAACTTAACATTTTCAGCGAAACCAAGGAACAATCATGGCATCTCCCAATGCAATTTTCACGGAACTGGTAACCACCACGTTCCGCAAGCACTCCAAAGACATCAAGGACAACGTCAGCAAGAACAACGCCTTGCTGGCTCGGATCAACGCCAAGGGCAATAAGCGCAAGGAAGACGGCGGACTGACAATCGTCTCTCCCCTCGACTACGCCGCGAATTCCACCTACCAGCGCTATTCCGGTTATGACATCCTGAATATCGGCGCGAGCGACACCATCTCCGCTGCTGAGTACCAATGGCGCCAGATCGCCATCAACGTCGTGGCTTCCGGCATGGAACTCCGCACGAACTCAGGCGAATCGCGAATCATCAACCTGGTTAAGGCCCGGATGAAGAACGCCATGCGCACGTTCAAGAACAATTTCTCCGTTGACGTGTACAGCGACGGCACCCTGCCTAACCAAATCGGTGGCTTGCAAGCCCTCGTGGCGGATAACGGTCTGGGCACAGTTGGTGGTATCGATTCGTCTGCCTGGGCTTTCTGGCGCAACATCGTGCAGTCCGCAGCCGCCCCTCTCCAAGGCGGTGCCGCAATCACCCCGTCAGCCACGACGATTGAATCGTTGATGCTGCCCCTGTGGCTGGCCTTGACTCGTGGCGATGACCAGCCCGACCTGATCGTTGCGGATACCAACTACTTCACCTTCTTCGAAAACTCCCAAGTTTCGTTCAAGCGTTACACCTCCGACGGTTCGTCCGCTACGGGTGTCAAGGCTTCGGGTGGTTTCGTGTCGTTGAAGTACAAGACCGCTGACGTGATCTATGATGGCGGCTCCGGTATCCCCACGAACCACATGTATTTCCTGAACACGGACTACATGGACCTCGTGGTGCACAAAGACGCCGATATGGAGATCATGGACGAGATGAAGCCTTACAACCAAGACGCAGCCATTGTGCCAATCTTGTGGATGGGTAACCTCACCACCTCCAACCGCAGCCTGCAGGGCGTCCTGAAGGCTTGATGAGTTGTGTGGGTTATCGAACCATAACCCACACATTTTCAACCACCCTGCACTGAAAGGCCTTCCATGGCACTCGTCATCCCTATGATCGGGGCGCAAGTCTCCCGCCGATCTATTACCAAAGAGTTCACGCTCGGCACAGCCCAGATGGACGATCAAAACCAAACTTGGGTCTACGTCCGAGCTTCGGAAGTGGTCGCAACTGGTACTTGTACCGTTGGCGCAACCTTCCTCCTGACCGACGCCGCCGGCAATTACACCGCTGACGTCGCTTTCCTGTCCGGTGATTACGGCTGGGTCCGCAAGACCGCTACTCCGCTGTAAGTCGACACCAATTACGTTCCGCTCCCCAGGGCGTTCCCGAGGTGGTCACAAGCTGCCTCGGGTTTTTTGGGGAATATAAGAATCCAATCTCATCCACCTATCTTCCTGGGGAAGTATATGTCAATTAGCCAGCAAACCGCCCGACCAGCTTACGTGGTATTCGAAATCCGGTCAGAGGAAGATCGCACAGCGACTTTCGAAACTGGTAAGTACTGCGCCAAGGACGTCAACTACGCAATCATCACTCCACAAGGGTCGAAAGACCGGATCGAGCGCGAAGTGACGTCGTGGTTCGAGAACCTTGACGCGGAAGTCCAGTCCGGCCGCATGCCTGGCGAGTGGGTACAAGCCTACCGCACGAAATATGCCGCTTGGGTCGAAGGTCGAGAGATCCCGGAATTCGGCACCTCGGTCGCCAACTGGCCCTCGATCTCCCCCGCGCAGGTCCGCATGCTGCAAGAAGCCCGCCTCCGGACAATCGAGGACCTTGCGGCAGCTAACGAATCCTCCATCGCCAGCCTCGGCATGGGCGGACGGGCGCTCAAGCAGCGAGCGGTTGAGTGGCTGGCCAGCGCCAAAGACGTCGGCAAAGTTGCCGAGGAAATGGCTGCGATGCGGGTGAAGAACGAGACCCTGGAAGCGCAGAACAAATCCATGCAGGCACAGATCGACGAACTCATCGCTCGTTTGCCAGCTGTCAAGTCTACCAAGCCCCTGTAAGGTTATACCATGACCATCCTGACCGTCATCCGCGCATTCTGCCAACGCACAGGGCTCCCTGCGCCCGGTTTCGTGGCGGCATCGCAGGATGCTCAGGTCGTCCAACTCCTCGCGCTGGCGAATGAAGTCATCGAGGACTTGGTCGATCGGTGGACGTGGCAGGATCTGGTCAAGGAAGCAACCTTCGTTACTATTGCTGGGGAAGACCAGGGTGCAATTGCTACCATCGCTCCAAGTGGATTCTCCCGAATCCTTCAGGAAACAATTTTCAATCGCACCCTGCGTCTTCCCCTCTTCGGCCCGCTCGCTGCCAGCCAATGGCAAGGGCTGAAAGCACTGCCAAACCCCGGCCCGAACTACCAGTATCGTATCCGTGGGGGGAGGTTGCTATTCTCTCCTGCAGGTGTCGTCGGCCAAACTTGCGCGTTCGAGTACGCCAGCCGCAATGCTGCTATCGGCGCAGACTCCATCGCCAAGCCAGCCTTCACCCTCGACACTGACAATTTCCTCCTCCCCGAGTCCCTGCTCATGGCGGGTCTTCGCTGGAAATGGAAAGCGGAAAAGGGACTGGACTACGCTGAAGAATTCCGCCGTTACGAGATCCTGGCAAACAATGCCGCAGGTCGCGACGGCACCAAACCTCGCCTTGCCATGGATGGGGGCTGCGCCTCCGCTGTCCCTGGAATCTTTGTACCAGCAGGCAATTGGAACGTACCATGATGTTATCCGCAGCAACCACCAAATCCGCAAGAGGCCGTCGCAAGGCCTCTACTTACTCCATCCCGGCTCCGGTCGGTGGGTGGAATGTTCTCGACCCTCTGGCCGGGATGAAGGAACGTGACGCGATTGTGCTGGAAAACTGGTTCCCGAAAGCCTCGGATGTAGTACTGCGGCCGGGGGCGGAAGATTGGGCAACGGGGGCTCCGACCAACGTGCAGACCCTACTCACCTGGAACGGTCTGGCGACTCAAAAGATGTTTGCAGCCACAGCCACGGGAATCTACGACGCCACCACCGCCGGCGCAATGGGGGCCTCCTTATCCACCTTGACCAACGGTTACCTCATCTCCACGGATTTCAACGTCCTCGGGGGAGCCTACCTCATCGCCGTCAACGGAGTGGATAAGCTCAAGCTCTACAACGGCACGGTCTGGGCGGATATTGACGCCGCCAGCGTTCCTGCCATCACCGGCGTCGTGACAACTGACCTCGACTACGTAGCCGTGCTCAAGCGTCGCTTGTGGTTTGTCAGGAAAAACACCATGTCCGCGTGGTACCTGCCGGTGGCTCAAATCGGCGGTGCGCTGGTCGAATTCCCCATGGGACAAGTGTTTACCAAAGGTGGCCGGCTTGTCGCAATCGGCTCCTGGACCATCGATGGCGGGGCCGGTTCTGATGATTACGGCGTGTTTATCTCCTCTGAAGGTGAGGTCGCGGTTTACCAAGGTTCCGATCCTTCCAGCGCAACGGACTGGAACCTCGTCGGGGTGTACTACATCGGGGAACCCCTTGGCAAGAACTGCTTCTGCAAATACGGCGGGGACTTGCTCATCCTCACCCGCAACGGTCTATTCCCCCTGTCCCGTGCCCTACAAGAAGCTTCGATCAACAAGTCAAAAGCCCTCAGTACCAAGATCGACACCGCCCTGATCGACGCGGCGAATCAGTACGGGGATAACCTCGGCTGGTCCGTAACCGTATTCCCCCAGGGCGGTTTCCTCCTCGTCAACGTCCCGATCGCTGTGAACTACGTCCAGCAGTACGTCATGAACACCACTACCGGAGCGTGGTGCAAGTTCCTCGGCTGGAACGCGCATTCCTGGACTGTGTTCAACAAGAAACTCTACTTCGCCAAAGACGGGGACGTGGCACAAGCTTGGAAGGGTTTGTCCGACTTCGGCAATCTCATCACAGGGAAAGCCCAGCAAGCTTACAACGATTTCCGCCGTCCGGCACAGCAAAAACACTACAAACTCCTTCGCCCAATCCTCACTTCCAACGGTAGTATCAGCGTCAGCCTTTCTCTCGACGTTGACTACGCCTTATCCCAAAGCCCCTCCGTGACCACACCCGCTGCTATCGGCGCCGCCGTATGGGATGGGTCTGTGTGGGATGGGGATTCCTGGGCCGGGGACGCCGAAACCCGCCGGGAGTGGGCATCCGTCTTCGCGCGGGAGGGGTACACCGCCGCTCTGCGCTTGCAGGTAGCCACCAACGCTGTTAGTCTTAGTTGGTCGGCAACGGACTTCGTGTATGAGGTTGGGGGTATTCTGTGAAGCAGATTATCGTAGGGCAAGATGATGTGGTAGGCCCCTGGGTGTGCGAGCGGTCCGAAGGGGCGTGGCATGCGGGGCGAGGAACTACGATCGGGCTGTATGATGAGGAAGCCAAGGAACTGATCGCTGGCGTGCTGTACGAGGACTGGAATGGCGCTAATGTCGTCATGCATGTTTCAGCAGTCCCTGGCAGACGCTGGTTGACTCGGGAATTCCTTTGGTTCTGCTTTTACTACCCGTTCGAGCAGCTCAACGTCAACCGCATCACGATCCTAGTCCCAAGCAACAACCTCGAGGCCCGGCGCTTCGACGAACATCTGGGTTTTATTCTTGAGGCAACCCTCAAAGATGCCCATCCTGACGGTGATCTTCTACTCTACGCGATGCGGAAGGAAGATTGCCGATGGCTCAATCTGAAGAGGGATATTGACAATGGGTAAGAGTAAAGCACCACCGCCGCCGGACTACACGGGCCAGGCAATTGCCCAGGGCAACTCCAGCAAGTACAGCGAATCTTCGCCGTTTGGCGAGGTTTCCTGGGCTATCCGTCCTGGGGCTGACCCGCGCAATCCACAGCCCGGGGACTACATCCGCAACACGACACTGGCACCGCAGCAACAGCAACTCTACGATCAAAACGTAGGGAATCAGTTGAGTATCGGCTTGGCCGGGAAGAGTCTTGTCGGGGATCTGAACAACGGCGGGGATACCCAAGGAACGCAAGACGCCCTCTACCGCCGAGCGACGCAGTACTATGACAAGAACTTCGATCGTTCCGAGGCCTCGCTGGAAACCAAGCTGCAAAACCAAGGCGTGACGCAAGGCTCGGAAGCGTATAATAACGCAATGGATCAGTTTGGGCAGCAGAAGCAAGGGGCCTATGCTGACGCTACGGACCGTTCGATTGTCCAGGCTGACGGGATTCGAAATACGAACCTGAATAACAGCGTGGCACGGTTGGCTCAGATCATGGCGATGAGTCGCGGGGAATCTCCAACATCAGGTAACAGCGCTGGTGGGGCGGGGCTAGACTTGATGGGCTCGACGAACGCGCAATATCAAGCCCAACTCGGCGGGGTGAACGCGAACAATGCCGAGGCTGCCGGCACAGCATCCACAGTCGGCTCCCTGGCCATGATGGCTGCGGCTTTCGGATTCTGACCATGACCGCAGCCACCCTCCATCAAGAAATCCGCCAGATCCTGGAGAGTTACCCAAAACTCAACCTGGAAAACTGGCCTACACTCGTTCACAATCTTCGCTTCATCTACCACACCATGCGGGCAAGTGAATCGATGCTGGCGGTGGCTGCGGAACTGTCGACAGGCGCGCTTCGTGCATATTACCTCGCGCATTTGGAAGAGGAACGGGGGCATGATGAGTGGTTATTTGAGGACCTGGAATCCTCCGGGGAATCCGCTTTCCCGTGCCCGTCCGCCGCAGCTGAGATCGCGGGGGCCCAGTACTACCACCTCATGCACACGAACCCGGCAAGCCTCCTGGGGTATATGATGGTGTTGGAAGGGTTTCCGATGGCGGAAGAGGATCTGGCCACGCTGGAAGCTATACACGGCAAAACCATCCTCCGGACAATCCGCTACCATTCCACCCACGATATCGGGCATCTGTCAGACTTGTTCTTGGCCCTCGATTCCCTATCCGACCTGCAACAAGCCGTAGCCCGTAACGTCGCTATCTACACTGCCCACGCAATTGCCAAAGCATTAACTGGAGGCCCAAATGCCTAACCAACTTCCATTCGACTTGCAGTCAAGTCAAAACTCCTTAGACCGTCGCCGGAAGATGGCGGAGATGATGACGGCGCGGCTCGGACAACAACAGCAAGGGCAAATGGTCAGCGGGCATTACGTCGCGCCAAACGCGCTGCAAAGCATTCTCGGCCCGGCGCTGTCAATGTTTGCAGCCGAAAAAATGGGCAAGGGATTTGACGCGGAACAAGCTGGCATCGCGGGGCAACGGAATGAACAGCTGTCCTCGGGGCTGAAGAACTACTTCGACACGCGCCAAGGGAAGCCAGGGGAGGTGCTGGGCGATGTGCAAGCGCAAAACCTCATGACCAACGACCAAGCTCCGGCACTTGCCGAACCGACTGCGGCTGACCCACGACGCGCAGCTATTGAAGCCCTGACGTCGCAGTTGCCGGAACTGCAAGCCCTCGGCAAGTCCGATATGGCTGGGATGGGGAAAGAGTCCCTGTCGCAAAAAGACATTCTCAGTCTGTCTGGGTTTGACCCGAAGTCCCGCCTTGCTGCGGCTCTGTCCGGCGGGGATTTGACCCAACTCGCGCCCCAGCGGGAATTCATGAATATCGATGGCCGGGTGGTGGACAAAAACGATCCTACCAAAGTCGGTGCAGACTACCGTGAACAGTTCAGCTCGCCTTACTACGTCGGTGCTGATCGGATTCAAAAGGATAGCCGTGGAAAGGAATTCATGGTTGACAATGTGCCGAAGGTCAACGTCAACACCTCTATCGACAACGTTGGGAATAAGGTTTCCCTGGAACAAGCCGGGAAGGTACTCGGCGGCGCGCGGCAGGATATGATCGACAGTATGGCTGCGCGGAAATCCGCTGAAACCGTCATGCAACTGTCGAAAGACCCTGCAACGATTCAAGGTTTTGCGGCAGGCCCCTCCGCCGGCTTGGCGGCGATCGGTGCGAAACTCGGCCTCACCGGCCCAGAAGCTGCGGCGAAGACCCAGGCCCTGGTCGCGGAACTGGCACGGAAAACCTTGGAAGCCGGTCAAGACATGAAGGGCAGCTTCACGGACAAGGACATTGTCTTCCTGCGTGATGTGTCGACAGGTAGCATTGCCCTGACTCCGGAAGTCCTCCAGCACGCTGCTGGTATGTCCATGGCTGCTGCCCACAACAAAACCATGAATGCACTGAAGCAGTATCAAGGGGCGTCAGAGGTCACAGGGGTTGGCGAGATTCTCAAGCTCTATCCTCGCCCGAACATCAACTATCAACTTGATGATAAGACCTTCAGCCCCTTGGATGATGGGCAGACGAAATTCAACAGTCCGCTGCTCCAGCCCTCAGGTAATCCTGGTGGTGCTAAGCCCACTGTCTCTAACTGGTAATCCCTATGCCACGCAATATCACTGTCACCTTCGGCGATGGCTCCCAGCATGTATATCAAAATGCCCCGGATAACGCCACGCCGGAATCAGTAGCCGCCCGTGCGCAGCAGGAATTTAACAAACCTGTGGCAAAGTTAGACGGGGGGAAAGAGCCGAGCTTTCTCGACACGGCAATTCACAAGGGAAAATTGCTGGCCAGTGATGCGTTTAAAGGCGCAGCGGCTCTACCGGCTTTGCTGGGTGATGCGGCGAATTCTCTGACCGATCTGCCGATAGATCTTGGTATGCGGATCGCTGGGAAGTCACCGGAAGAGATTGCTACGAGCAAGCCGAAAAGCCCAATGGCGAACAGTGCTGCATTGCAAAACATGGGTACGCAGCCAGTCACGGCAGCCGACAAGTGGCAATCGGCAGCGACGCAGGGGCTGGCAGGGGGCTTGGCCGGCCCTGGTGGGTTTGCCGCACCGATTCGCGCGGGGGTGATTGGCGCTGGCGGCGGAGTTGGCTCAGAAGTTGGCGGGCGGCTGACGAACGACAGCACTCTTGGCCGACTTGCCGGGGCTTTGCTTGGCGGAGTAGGAACTGCCGGTGTCGCTGGAAAGTTGGCTAATGCCTCCCCGCAGATCACCACCCTTGCCCACGAGGCTATGGAAGGCCTGACACCTGACATGCTGAAAAAAGCACAGACGTTTCAGAGCATGTCTAACGGCAAAGGCGTTGAGATGGACCTTGCGCAGGCGTTGGAAGGGGTGGGGGCGCCAGCCGGGAACTTGACTACCATCCGTAATGTCCTGGCAAACAACCGTTCAGGTAATGCCGTGCAGGAGAGCTTACGGCAACAACCGGGGCAGTTGGAGGTGTTGGCTGACACGACAGTTGGAGGTTTGCCAGGGCAGATTCGTCAGGCGGATGTGGCGGCGAACAACGTGCAGGCTGCCGCAACTGGCCGCATGAACCAAGCCAAGGGGGATCGTTCCGCAGCAGTTAAACCGTTGTACGAAGCTGCGGGGAATTTGCCACCGGATTTTCGACGAAAACTGGCTGATCTGCTAGCAGATGCCCAGCAGGCTCCAGGCCTCCCACAACAGGCTGCGCAAACTTTCGAAAATTCCCTTGGTCGGCTGAAAGTTGCCCCGGGAACAGGCGTACCCCCGACTCACGCCCTGGACTATGACGCCCTGATTGGTGACATGACGGGGCCCTATAAAGGCACGCCGCTAACCCCGCCCGATCCGCGCTCTGCGGGTCTTGTGAAGAAAGTCGCTGGGGCGATGAACCAGAAATTGCAAGAGGCCTCGCCTGAGTTAAAAGCTGCCGAAGGCATGTTTTCCCAGATCAGCCGTGACGTGATCGATCCCCTGAAACAAGGGCCGGTTGGGCAGCTGGCGACACCTCGAGGGTTTCGGCCAGACGTCGCGGCATCGCAAGCGAAACTCGTCGCCCTGTTCAACAAAGGGGAAGACCCGATGGCGAAGGGAAGCAATATCCGCACCCTGGCGGCGGAGCTGAAAAAGGTCGATCCGGAAGCATTTCCTGACGCATTCAAGACTTACCTTAGTGGGAAGCTCGGCGAATCCTTTGCCCCGACGATTGGTGGCGCGCAGCTTGCCTCCCCCGACGCAGCGGAAAAGGTGTTCTCTGCCTTGTTCGCTAATCGGAATCAATGGAATGGGCTCCGACAAGGAGCCTCAGCCGCCGCGGAATCTTTCAACCTCCCCCCAGCGGAGGTCGTCAAGGGGCTGGAGAACTTTGCCCAGATCACGAAGGCGCTCCGCTCCCGGCCGGCGACTGTCGGTGGCCTGCAACGCGAGGAAGTGTTCCAACTCAGTGGGAAATCCTACGGCGCTGACGCCCTTCGTGTCTTCGGTTTCCTGCCCTTTGAGCAGGTAGCCCGGCGGATCGAGGACGCTACCATGGCAAAGACCCTCCAGCAATTTGACAAGATCTTGACAACCCCCGAGGGCGCCGCTAAGCTGGCCGAACTTGGCAAAGTGCCGCCTATGAGCGGAAAGGCACTGGCCATCTTTTCCACCATCGGCGCAGCAACTGCGACGGCTGACCAATAATTGTGTAGGTTATGGCGGCATAATCCGCACACATAGGAGACACTCATGCCATACAACGGCACAGGCGGATTTGACCCCTTACCACCCCCGACGTACCCGGCAGTTGCGGGCGATACGATTCGGGCAGCTTACTTCAACGCGGTGATTGATGATATTCGCGCGGGGCTGGCACTGACCTTGGTCCGAGACGGGCAAGCGCCGATTACCGGGAACGTGGACCTGACGAACCATAAGTTCACGAATGCGTTGAATGCTACGGCGAACCAGGAATTCACTACACTGGCGCAGACGACAGCAGCCTACATAGCCCGCGCGACTGCAGTATGGCAGACTTCGGCAGACACCAAGGAACGGTTCTTCTTTGACGTGAACGCCTCGACGTATATACGCGGGCACGGGGCTTCCCCCGTTTTGTTTGCTAACGCCGCAGGTTCTGTTATTGGCGCGATCTCTTCTACTGGAGTACTATCAACTACGGCGGACGCGGTAACTGCTGCGGATATTCCACGACTTGGGCAGGTCCAGGCTACCGCCCTTTCCATCGCCCAAACAGTTTTAGCGACTGCCGCGCCGCTTTCCGCTTTTCAGAATCTGCAAACATCCACTACCGGCCTGGATCTCAATATCACAGTCACTGCCGAAGCTCTACTTCTTCGTGGGACAGTTGACACCATTGTCCTGAGTAATGTTAACATTACGCAATCCGCCGCCTCAGCTCTGGATACTGGCGCGTTAGCCGCGAATACTTGGTACTCCCTCTGGATCATCTATAATCCTACTTCCGTGGTCTCGGCATTACTCATTTCGTTATCTGGTACGGCGCCGGTGCTGCCGGCAGGATACACCTCGAAGATCAGAGTTGGCTGGGCGCGCACAGATGCCACGGTGAACACATACCCACTCAAGATGAAGAGTTGGGGACGGGACTTTGCCTATGCCCCGGCCGCCGGGTCAAATATAACGGGGTTCCCGCTGGCAATATCAGGGAACACGGGGTTGGTGCAAGTGTCCCTTGCCGCGTTAATCCCCGTGACCGCCTCAAAGGTCACGGGGTATAGCTTGCTGGGCGGGGCTAACTCAAACGCCTTCGTGCAGGCCTCCGCCTCTGGGGGGTCAGGGGTGCAGGGGTTTCAGGTCGGCGGCGGTGCATTCTGTATTGATTACGGAAACTTCACCATGGTTCTTGAGGCTCGGGAGCTGTATTTCACTTCGGGTAACGCCACCGCCAATGGCGTTTATATCACCGGCTGGGCCGATAATCTATAAAGGCTTGCAAAATGAGTTATGCGATAAAAAATGACCTGAGTTTGTGTCGTGCCGTTTCGGGTCTAGAGGCTTGTGCGGAGGATGAAACATGGTCCGCCGAGCCTGTTAATCCAGTATTCCATACTGTGGCTGCTGAAATCTCACCGCGCCAAATCCGTCAAGCCTTGAATGCGGCAGGACTTCGCGCGGCTGTCGAAACGGCCGTTGCCTCCTCTGACCAAAACACAAAAGATTGGTGGGAATTCGCTTCGACTTTCGAAAGAAATCACCCAGTATTGGTCGCTATGGCGGTGCAGCTAGGGATGAGTACGGCTCAGGTCGATAGTCTCTTCGCCCAGGCAGTAAGCCTTTAACCCATTGCTAGGATTACTTTATGCCTCCCCAACTCACCCGCGATGAGCAAAAGGTCGTAATCAAGGAAGCCATTACGGAATGGTTGGATAACCAGATCATGAAGTTCGGCTGGAATGTACTTGGCTGGGGGCTTGCCGCAGCTCTCGCCGCAGTTGTATACTTTTCCCTGATTAGCCAGGGCTGGAGACACTCATGAATTTTGATGATGCGTTCGAAAAGCTCCTGGGGCATGAGGGAGGGTATTCCGATGACCCGAAGGATCGGGGGAATTGGACGACAGGGAAAATCGGGCAGGGTGTGCTGAAGGGGACGAAGTACGGAATCTCCGCAATGTCGTATCCGCACCTTGATATCAAGAACCTCCGCGTGGATGAGGCGAAGGCGATTTACCTGACGGACTACTGGCTCAAGGCCGGGTGTGACTGCGTGCCGCCGGAAGTTGCGTTTGACCTGTTCGATACAGCAGTTAACTCCGGGCCAAAGACGGCGGCGAAGTTGCTGCAAGCGGCGATCGGGGCTACGGCGGACGGGGCGATTGGGCCAGCTACGTTGTTCACGTTACGTTCATTCACCCCAGCTCGTTTCGTCGCGAGATTTAACGGAGCGAGGCTGCTGGCTATGACGAACATGACTGGCTGGGAAAGCCAGGGCAAAGGCTGGGCGCGTCGAGTGGCGCAAAACTTACTAGGAGCTTGAGATGGACCCGATTACTATTGCAATGGGCTTGGCGCAGTTCGCCCCTGGGATCATCAAGTGGATCACGGGGAGCGAAAAGGCGGAATCAGCAGCAACGAAGATTGTTGATATTGCCAAGGCGGCGACCGGGCAATCAACAGGGGAGGCTGCACTGATTACACTAAAGGCCGATCCGAATGCAGTGATTGCCTTCCGGCAGTCCGTCATGGCGAATGAAGCGGATCTGGACAAGGCGTTTCTGCTGGATCGGCAAAACGCCCGTGGGCGTGATGTGGCGATTGTGCAAGCCGGGCGGTACAATTGGCGGGCGGATGTGCTCGCGGTGTTGGCGGTCGGGGGATTGGTGCTGTGCGTCTATTTCATCGCCCGTGATGCCGGGTTGCCCGAGCGCGCGGTGAATGCCATCATGTTCGTGGCCGGTGTGTTGGCATCGGCGGTGCGGGACGTTTACGGGTTTGAGTTTGGTTCCAGCCGGAGTTCGCAGGTCAAAGACGGCACGATCTCCGAACTGGCCAAACACAACTAACACCTCAACCCTCGGAGGTTTTTAACACTGTGCCATTCTGGGCCGTCGCAATAGCGGTTCCAGCGATCAGTGTGTGGGATGGACCTTCCTGGCGAAGGATGATATACCCCGCTCGGACGCACCCAGCCAACACGTCCTCGAAATCCCTCATCGACGGGAAGAATCCGTGAACGTGGCGATAGGCTTCCGCGTAGGCCACTTTTCCCTTGGTATGAACAAAAGACACCAGCCGTTCGGCATACAGGCTGGTGTCGCTTCGTCCGATCTTTGAGAAGACGAACTGCATGTCGGGTTCGAGGTCCGTGACCATGGTGTGGGCGGTTTCGAGGTGGTCTGCGGTGATCTCGAGAGAATCTCCGGAGGACGCGGCAAGGACCATTGCGAGCTTGTGGATGTGGGTTTGTTTGCGGGCAATGTAGCCTCCAAAGCGTTCTGGGTCAAGGTTGGCAGGACGGGTGGTGTAGTGGGTTTCGTACCACTTCCGGCCCCAGGCAATAGCCCCTGGGGTTAGGACGTATTCACCGATGAGCTGGCCGATGGCGTTGAGGTCGTCCACGAGTTTTTGCTCAATTTCTCCAAGGTTTCTAGGGACGTCGAGTCCTGGGTAGGCGACGTATTTGGCCTTTGCATCCGCATATACAAAGATCGTTCTCGAAGTAAATCCACCACCGATCATATACTCTGGGAAATTCCCCGCGATCCAAGCTGGGGTTGTGCATGCAATAAGATTGATCCAGGGGTTCTGCACCGAATCTTTCCCAGAATGCTTGGTGGCTTTCTCGAAGCTGCCTTGCTTGCCATCCCACAAAGAAACCAGTAAATCCACCATCTCCTTGTCCTGCGGGTTCAGTAGGTTCCCAAATTCCGAGGATTCCAGGGTCATGGCAGACATGGGGCAGTATTCGCCATTGTACTCGAAAGCTTCCGTCGCTTCCGCAAAGGCTCCGACAAGCGCTGGCCACGTCACTACATCTGGCCCGAATTTGATACCATCCACCCGGCGGAGGAGGTTCATGGCAATGCCAGCTGTTGTTGACTTTGAAACAATCCCCGGGGGCGCCACCAGACATATGTAGAAATTCGGATACCACTTGAAATACGCTTGATCGATCCATACTTTTCTCCTAAGTGCGCCGGCTACCGCGGAAACCCCCGCCCAGAAATACATGTGCCGAGGAGCTTCGCCGAAACTGGCGTAATCCATGAACGAAGTCAGCCAATCTTTATAATGTCGTGCCATGTGTGTCTCCAATAAGGCGCCTCAATATCGCATTGTTCTCGCGGAGGTTCCGGAGAACGCTTTCCCGTCGCCGATGTAGGGTTTTGGTAATGATATGCGACAGCGTAGGCCTCCATACTGACCTACGTTTGCGGAGTTGCCGCAGTTTCATTTACATTCGCCCCAAGACCTGTCTGACATCTTGATCCCGATAGGAATGGTCAAGGGGTCAGAGTATGGCAAGGCGATTTCGGAAGCTGTGATAATAGCCTGGGCTAGGTGCGGCTTGGAAGTGGGGAACTGCCCGGCCAGGGAATCGTGGACCTGGAGGAGGATTTCGACCTCGGGCAGGGATTTGTCGATTTCTACATAGGCGCGATTGATGAGGCAGGCTACCGTGCTTTGAGGAATCCAGGCCGCGGCTTGGTTGAAAATCGTCCCCTCGATTCGGTCAAAGAAGTAGCAGCGATAGCCAAACACGTTCTGTACCATACGGCGCTTGAAGACCTGATCCTTGAGATCGTCCTGCCACTTTTTGATCCGTGGGAACTTTTCGAAATACCACCGTTGGGTTTTTTCGGCTTCATTGACAGACAGACCAAGCCGCTCGGCAAGGCCCCTAGCCGTACCAAGGTAATTGGTTCCGTGGCAGAACGCCTTGAACAATTGACGGCGGGGGTCCTTCTTCGTGAGACTTGAATCATGATAGAATTCCTTCGCAACTTCGGTGTAGGGGTCCAGGCCTTCCTTGAGCATCCGTTTCATCTCCGGCTCATCAGCCTCCCAAACAACGATTCGTAAGTCTGCTGAACCGAGGTCAATGTCGAAAAAGGTATATCCTGGATCGGGTATAAAGAGACTGCGAACATTAGGAAGTTCGAGTCCGTTTGAGTCTCCACCGTTAGGTATATTCTGCAGGTTGAGTCCGGTTCCAAACGCATTGGTTGAAGAGCTAAAACGGTATGTTTCCGTTCCAGCAATGTTGAAACTGCTTCGCATTCGGCTATCAATGTCGAGAGGTGCGTTGACAAAAGTGCTGAGGAACACACCAAGAGACCGCAGCTCCTGTATTTTTCGGATAAGGGGTCGTAGGATAGGTTCGCGATCAGCGATGATAGAAAGTGCCTCATCATCGCAGGTGACAGTTTTTGTCTTTCGATTGAACTGTTGCTTTTGTCCGAATACTCCATAGAATAACTCCTGCATCTGTTTCGGGGACTTGATGTTGACGGATTCCCCGAGGACGTCAAACATCCATTGCTCGCGCTTAGCAATCTCGTCCATAAGGGTCATGGCGAAAGCGGAACGCCGTGCGGTGTCGACACGAAGCCCACGATTCATGGTACGGAGGACGGGCCAGAACAGGGCTTGCTGGAAATCGTGAACAGGGCGGAGCTGCATCGCGTCAATTGTCCGCTGCTCAGTTTCATCGACTTCGTAAGTGATAACCGCGTCCTTGCAGTTATAGGACCAGAGTTGATCCTCGCCGGTTTTCGCGTCCCATTCTTTGCCTTCGTCCTTCCAGTATACGTGGTCCTCGCAGTACATGGAGGATAGGAAGTCAAGTCCCTTCTGCATGTTGGAAAAACAGACATGCTGGGAGAGCATGGTGTCGCGGACAAGATTGGGGAGGTAGTGGAGATGGCGCCAGAAGTACTGCGCGTCGTAGAGGAAGTTTTGGCCCAGGACGATACAATTGGGGTGGGTGAGGATTTGGTAAAGCGCGAACATGAGGACGGTTTCTTCCTCTTCAGTCCAATAGCCTTCGAGCCGTTCGACGCACATCAGGGGGATGCACAGGGCTTCCCGTTTTGACCACGCGAAACCGATGCAGGCAATGTGCCCCGCACGGGTTTCAATGTCGACTGCGAGCTTGAAGGGGGCAGCAGTAACGGCCTTGGCAATGACGGATAGATACTCCAGGACGGTAGAGAAATCTGGTCGGATTATGAAACGATAATCCACACATTTGAAATCTCGACTGTCCGAATGCCCCTTGGCCCGCCGCAGGTCCTGGAGGACGATCGGGCGCCATGCCCAATTGCGAAGGACGGCGGAGGGGGCGTAGGTCGGGATAACTTTGGGCTTGTAGTCCAGGGCTAGGTCGAGATCACACTCGAGCCGTGACCCACGCCATGACATAATGCCGGACTTGCCAGTCAGTGCCCACAGGCTGACGTTGCCGAAGGCGATGATGACGTTTGGACGCACCATCTCGATTTCTCGCTTGAGGAGCTCGAGTCCCTCCCAAACGGGCGGCAGGCACATCTTATCCCGAACGAGACCGTGCTGGGGGGTAATGTCGCCCTTGCGCACGGGCATGAAAGAGGTCATGTCATTGCCAGGGGGCTTGACGCGGACGACGTTGGTGATGAAGCACTGGTTGCGGGAGATACCGATCTCGTTAAGCATGCGGGATAATTCCTGGCCTGCTGCGCCGACAAAGGGTTCGCCCCGACGGATTTCCTCGTCACCCGGAGCTTCGCCGACAATCATGATCCGGGCTGGTGCCGGGCCTGTGGGGGATATTTGCATAGTGGGTTACTTCGAGTGAAGCCAGTTGAAGAACCGGCGGAATAGGTAGCTGCGGATGAAGGAAATTAGGGTGAATATGAGGGTGATCCAGAGGTTTTGGGCGTGGGTTGAGTGGAAGCCGAAGGCTGGGAAAATGATGGAGGAAGCGGCGACGGAAATGGCAAACGCAGCGAGGGTACTGCAAATGACCTCGATGACGGATTGCTGGCGGGATTGCATTAGAGGGTTCTCCAGACGGGTTCGTCGGAAAATTTCCAAGCGCTTATAACTTTCCCCTTCCACTCGTAACCACTTGAAGGTTTAGGGCTATCTACGATATTTCTCCAAAGATAACCTTCATCCTTTGTGGATAGAACTATGTTATCCCCGGGACGGGTACTTATATGATGCCAGGGCAAAAGTATGATTTTTGCTTCTGTGGGGGCTGGGACGGCCTGCGGCATGCCCGCCTCGGCAACAGATTCCGCAATCAACGCTTTCAGCAGCATGCAGTAATTGATTAGATCGTCAATTCGACCTTCAATTGGTTCACTACTCTTCCGCACCGCTCCTTCTGCTTCCGTTTTGACATAAGTAGCGATGGAGTCGTAATGCTTGGAAAGGTAAATCATCAGGACTTGTTTTGAGGTGCAGCCAGTTAGCTGCGCCCCGCGGTGGAAATTTGCCAGCCGATCCCCCGTGCCTGCGTACTCCCCGCCTTTGACGACTAAGAGCTCCCGGCAGGAAGAGAAGGTTTGATCAACGATCTTGGAAAATTGGTGTTGGTTCATTTTGGTAGTCTTTTCACTTTGTAAACTTTTAAGATTCCGTTCGAGGCTTTTAAGCCAAGGACGTCAAGGGCCCGGAGACTTGGGTTACTTCTATGACCTTTGCCGAGTTCCCGGAGATAACTGTAGCCAATCCCAAGCTGCTTGCTCGCTTCCCGTCCCCCTTTGTAGAACTGGATCAAAGCCCTGACATGCTCTTCGAGGGTGACGACGGCGTGTAGTTTTATCTCATACGGCTCCGGCTTGAATATCGGCCCAGGCTTGGGGACGTAATTAGGTCCCCTGGGTCGGCCAAGGGGTTTCTTCGCCGGAGGGTTTGGGTTCGGATAACTTCCCCCGATCCACACTGTCCGCAGGTCAGAGGAGCGAGGGTTGCTCAAGGGCTTTGAGTCGCTGGATACGCTTGAGCGACATTGCAAAGTACTCTGGATTAAGTTCAGTGCCAACTGCAGTGCATTTAAATCCGTGAGCGGCTTCGAAGAGAGGGCCGGTGCCGCAGAATGGGTCGTAGAGGCGGTCGCCGGGGCGGACAGAGCGCTGAAGGAGGTTTTGGTAGACTGCGACCGGCTTTTGCGCTCCATGGGATAGGTTCTCGTCAGAGTTGGTGGATAGGACGTCTGGGTAGATGTGGGTGACTGTTTTCTTGCCCTTGATCGCGTAAAGGATCATTTCGTACTGCCGGCGGGGGCCTTGGTCAGGAAGGGGGACGCGACCGGAATTTAGTTTGTAGTTGATCAGCGGGGTGCGGAAGACGTACCAGCCGGCGGCGCGCATGAGGTCGCGCAGTTCGTGGAAGTTGTCCGGGTCACAGAAGACGTAAGCGTGGGCTTGGGGATTGCATACTGCATAAGATAAGGGAGCCCACGCAGTCATTAGCTTTTTCCATGAAGCGTAAGAATCATCGTAGTGGTGCTCGATACCGGATAGCTTGCCGGCGCCGTCACCGAAGGAATCTGCTCCCATGCCGTATGGAGGGTCGGTGCAGATGACGTCGAACTTGGCAGTGGTTGGGCTGTTGGCTAAGGTCTCCATGTAGGATAGACAATCCATGTTTAGGAGGTGGTGGAGATCAGCGTTGAAGGTTGCTCCGACTGTCTTGGCCAGTTCGATGTTCTTGGTTTGCTCTTCTTGGCGTTTGAGGATCTTGAAGGCCTCGTCGGCGGATTTGGCGTTGGCGATAGCGGGGTTGGACAGGTGGCGTGCAACGATGATTTCGCGGCGGGTGGTTTCTTGATGGATGCCTTCGGAACTGCCACGGATTTCTTTAGCGGTGTCGGCGATGGTGTGGCCGGGGGTGCTGGCAGTAACGATCTGATCTTGGTAGATTGTCTCGGATACTTTTGGAGGGTGCTGCTTAACCCGAAGGTTATGAAGTCGCTCGACCGCCGCCGCGTGTTCCTGCCAAGACAGGTCCCTACGCTTAAGGTTTTCATCAAGCTCCGCTTCTTCGATTTCCAGGTCTGTCAAATCACCAATGTTGACAAAGGGCACCATCCCGCCTTCGTACCGCTGGCCGTTGTAAACGAACGACCCACCGAGTTCGAAGATTTCAGAAATAGTCCGCAAGCGTCGCTCACCAGCAACAAGTGCCCATCCTGCGGTTTCCTTACGCAAGACTGGGGCGTGCATCAGACCAAGATCTTCGATGGAGTTTTTGAGCTCCTGCATGTGCTCAGGGGTGAATTCCTGGCGTTGCCGGTTGGGTTTGATGATGATTTCAGAAAGTAAGATAGATGACATAGGGCGTCCAAGTAAGAATGCCCAGCGGATGCCGGGCGGGTGGTTTTTAGGGATGGGGAATAGGGCGTGCCGGGGCGGAAACCGGGCGCCGTGTGACGCTAATCGTGGGGGTGGGTGTGGGTATGATCGGGACGTTTAAATCGCCCATGGGGGCCGGGATACATACACACATTTGTCACCTCGGGCGATAGCCTCGATCGTTTAGGGGAATGGCACCGCTGGATAAGCCCCCAGCGGCCCGGGCACAACTGCTGCGGACTTACGCAGCGGGGGTTTCAGTTTTATCGTGCTGGGCCTTTTGGTAAGGCATCCAGGTGGCGTAGGATTCTTGCTCAGCTTGGCCATGCCTGTCGGTGGGGTTCGGGTCACGAACTGGTCCGACGTCAAGATCAAAGATCGCACCAAGATGGCTAATGACGTTTAACCGAACACCGCCATCCGACTTGATAAAAACTACATCGGCCCGGAAAGGCTGCGTCTCGTCAATGACAGTATCATCATCGAAAAATTCACTGTCTTCGGCGAGCCAAACCCAAACGATCCGGCCGATTGTTGCTGCTTGTGGCATATTGTTTCCCCAGGAAAAGAAAGAAAAAGAGGGCCGAAGCCCCCTGAAAGTATCACTTCGTCTTACGACTTAGCGACTGCCTTAACTTCCGCATAGATGTTTTCGTCAACAATGCGATGCTTGACGGAGACCTTGGCTACGCGGCCAGCGAACATGGAAGGAGAGAACGGAACGCCGGGCTTGTTGAGGTCGAATGCTTCGCGCAAACGGCCCAAGCCCACGTTACGGCCCTTGCCCATGTCGAGACCACCTGCGTCGGTCAAGTCCAGCATGACGCCTTGTTTGACGGTGACTTCATCCCGGCCAAGGAGTTGGCGGACGTTGGAGTCATCTAGCGACCAGATGAGGTCCAAAGTAACGCCGGACTTGGTGGGATCTGATTTGCTTGACCAGGTGCGGGAGGTGATCTCTTTGACCACTGCTGTGTATTCGCCTTCAGGGACGGGGGTGACTTTGGTATCGTTAGTTTCGGTGAGTTGGGTGTCGAGGAATTGTGAAGGATCAAACATGGTGGGGGTCTCGGAAAGGAAAGGTTGAAGGAATGTGCCGCTGGGAGTTATGGGGTGTGCGGTCAGCGGCGAACCGTTATGCCCCGTGGGAATTGGATTGTGTTGTGGGTTGGTGTAGGTGTCAAATGAATTTGATGAAGATTACGCCACGCCCCCGCGCGCTTTCCACTTCGCCACGATCGGGCCGAAGCTCGGAGGGTTCTTGGAGCTGATCGGCAGGTTGCGGGTTTTGAGGTCGGCCTGGGTGTTGGCGGTGTCCCAATGCCAGGAGGAACCCTCGCGGACGGTCAGGATAACGTCGGAGAACATGGCGGGGATCTTCGGTGCCAGGGCCTTGCCGAGGGTGGATGCCATGAGCTTGATCCCGCCGAGGACCGCGTCAACTTCCCGTTCTACGTGGGCGAGGAGGATGAAGTGGCAGTTGCAGCCGTCGCACAGCTTGCGGAGGAGGCCCTCGACTTGTTGCTGGGCAATGCCCCAATCGGACATGCTGCGCACGGGCTTGCCACCGACGACGAGGGCCAGGGCCGCTTGGTTGATCCCGGTCAGGCCATCGACGGCCAGGGCCTTGTCCGGTCCCCATGTGTTGACGGCGCCGAATTTGCGGCCAGTCCGCTGGTCCTCGAATTCGTTTAGGACTCCGAAAAGCTTGATGAACTGGTTGTGCTTGCCCCGGTTGCTGTCCGTCATCTTGGCCAGGGATTCGAGTGACAACGTGTTGATCTTTGTCGCGCTGTCCATCATGTCCAGGAAAGACGTGTCTGGGGCCTTGAGGATGTGCCAGTAGAGGTTTGGCGGGATGGGGAGATTACGGTCGGTGAAGTAGCCGAGGAGGGATTCCAGGCCGGACTCGAGGCCGAGGTAGAAGACCTCAATGCCGGTTTCGACTAGGGTGCCGAGGGCATGGGTTTTGCCGCTGCCGGCGGGGCCCATGAGCATGATGTTGAGGCCGGCGAGGGTGTGGGTTGGGGGTGGTGCCGGGACGGCTGGGGTGGTGGTGGCTGTTGTCATGATGGGAGGTTAAACCTTATCCGCACGGGCGATAGCCGCAGCGTCGCTGTACTTTTCCCCATAGCGCTTGGAAAGCTTGTCGATGTTGGCTTCGAGGGTCTGCTGGCGGGTGAGGCCGAGGGCGGCGCGAAGGCCTTCGAGGTAGAATTCGAGGTCACCAAGTTCCTCGACCACGTTGGCGTAGTCCAAGGTTTTCTTGTAGATCACAGCTTTCTTGATCGCGTCGAGGAGTTCGCCGGCTTCCCCGCTAATCCCCATGACCATGTGGATGAGGTGGGCTTCGACCGGGGTCATGGCCTCGACAATTGCGCGACCGGGTTTGGCCAGTGCTTCGACAAGGTCCGGGTGAGTGGGGCGACCATCTTTTAATCGAGCGTTCATACTAAATCATCCTTGTCTGGTGGGTATTGATCAAGCCGGATTTGAAGTTCATACGCAAGGACCTCCGGCGGGAGTTCTGCGAATGTCTGGCGCCAGGGGGCGATGAAGGTACCGCCGGGCTGGTCGATGTCAGGGTGTTTGCCGCATCCTCGGGATACCGGCTGCCAACGGTTACCGACAGCCTCGACAACTACCCTTCCCCAGGTTTCTCCGCACTTGGTGCAGATGAGGATGAGATTGTCGGTTTCGGTGAGGTGGTCTGACCATTGGGGGAGCTGGCGGGAGGTTCCGAGAAGTCGGGAACCGAGGAAATAGTGGGTGGGCATGATGGTTTGTTTAGGGAAGAAATCATGGTGGCGATCTGCTCGGGGGTTTCAAGGACACGGATGAAGTGCGTGTCTGTGAAGTTGAGGTAAGTGTTTGCGGTGTCACAAGTGTCTATGAAGGAAACTTGGTTCAGATTTACCAGAACCTTTCGCCTTGGTTTAGTAGGTCCGATGGTTAGCCAGATCCAATGCGCGGTCATGACGCCGCCTCCGCTCTCAGTTCCCTGATCAACTCTTCCAGCTCCTCAATCCTATCCTCCGCGACCAACGCCCTTTCCAAGGCTTCGTTCAGGGCATCACGAAGGGCCCCGGTTTGATGCTTGATAGCCTCACCGGCAATTTCAAGCGCGTGGTCTACGTGCGGGCATGTTTCTGGGACTTCCAGGTAAGATTCCCTTTCGGCGCGCTTGGTCATGCTGTCACCTCTGCACCGTTATGCCCCCAACTCGCTTCCCATTCCGCCACGGTCAGTTGCTTCCGTGCCAGTGGGTCCCATACCCGTTGCTCGAACTTCATCGGCAGCCAGCTTTCCGGGGACGGGGATTTGCAAATATCGACCATGGAACAGCCACCGTACTCGGCACATGCCCCGTCCATGGCGTAGTCCCAATGGCCCTCTTTCCACGCCCGGATTGCGCGTTCGATATCCCGGATGGATTGATCCAACCACCGATCAATTTCCCATGGTGCGCGGTACGTCACAGCCTGGATGGTGTCGTATTTGGTTTTGAGGATAGACACGCCACGGATGATAGCGCCTTGGGGATTGAGGCCGGCTTGCTTCGCCGCCCAGATATACCCGGAGAACTGACCGCGCATTTCCCACTGGCGAGCCCAGCTGGCACCGAGCTGGGATGCAGTCTTTTCGTCCACCACGTACTCCCCGCCAGCGAAGGTTGCGATCATGTCAGACCGGCCGGTGTAGAGGATAGGGTCACCGGTTACGGGGTGATTGATCGGCAAAGGCTCGGCGAAGGAGAATTCAATCCCACGCTGACCGTTGGCGAAATAGACAGGGTCCATGCCGTCATCGCCGAGGGGGTAGCGTTCGAAATAGAATTCCAGCGCACCGGCCATGCGGTCAGGGGACTTGGCGGAATCGGAGGGGTGCTCGAAATTGCCATAGGCGGAAAGTAGGGCACGGAGGCCTTCGGCTTCGGCACGGTCTTTATCGCCGATGGGGTGGGCGGTGAAACCTGTGATCTTGGGGATTTGGTCGTCACCCTCGCCGGGGGTCCAGATGGGGAGCTGACCTTCGAAAAACACCCGGCGGGCGATCTCAATTCCCTTGGCGAACGCCCCGCCCGCGACAAGGTGGACGGATTCGGATCGGGGCTTCCAGTGTTCGACGTAGGTGCGGAACATCTTTTGCGGGCAAGATCGGAATGCTGCCAGCATGGTGGAATCGAAGGTGTGGGGGAACATGGGAGTGGTCATATGAATCGCTTTCCTGCGAGGATGTAGTCGAAAGCCGCCTGATTGAGGCCGGTTTGCTTATGGGTGACAAACACTCCGCGGCGTTCGAAGTAATCAGAGTTGGTAATATCGATCTGACGGGGGCTGATGTTTACGTCAATATCCCGCCAAGCCGCTTCGCCGTTGTCGAGGCAGGCGTTGAAGATATAAACATTCCCGATTTCATGCAGATCGCCGTGGACTGTGCTGCTGCCATTGATGAGGGCGCAGCCGGTGATAAGGCAGGTCATGGCTTAGAAGGGAATGTCGTCGTCGAAATCTGTCGACGGCGCGGGTGCTTTTTGCGGCGTGTAGCCGATAGCCTGCAACTTCGCCAGGGCTTCGCGGAGAACTGAAAGCTCCTCATCCCTCTTAGCCTCTATTTCTTCCAGCTTTTTGTGGATAGCTTCAGCTGCCTTGCCTACGAGGTGGTCTTCATCCTCTGCGAAGGTGTAAGTCATCTCGACTGCGCCGAGTTTGAGCCAGCCGAAGTGGGCGAAGTCGGCATCTGGGGCGAGGAGAGAAGTTCTGTTTGCTAATTCTGCCCCATCTGTGCGATCGAGGGTGACAAGGCTGGCGGGTTCTATGAGCCAAACGCTGCGCGTGCAGTGGACTGTGTTCATGATAATGTTCCTGTTTTATGCTACAGGGAGCGTAGCTGAAAAGGCACCGGAGGTCGATGCCCTTGGTAGCTAGGCTCTTGCGGGATCTAGAAGATGTAATTTTTCCGCAAGATCTTGTAGGGCCTCTAGGTAACCTTCCGTCTTACTGTCGTCGTCAGGGAAGTAATTTTCCTTGGCTGTGGCGTACCATTTGTCAAGATCTTCCTGTGTCATTTCCATGTCAAAGGTCCTCAAGTCCAGACAACAAATCATCCGAGTTGATTGGGGCCTTTTTCGCCGTGGCACGGGCCCGAGTACCGGAGGTGGCTTGTGGCACGCCCGCGCGATCACGGCGAAGGGCTTGGATTGCCTCCCGCATTTCCTCGTGAGTGAGGGTGTTCTCGCGGGCCTTTTGTCGCCATTCGGAGATTTTGGCGGTGAGGGAGAGGGATTGTGCAGAGGTCATTGGGGTTTCCTGTATGCGGTGGATGGTGGGTATATGTGTATATTATGTGCGGATAACGTACACACGTCAATAGTTTGTAGGTCAGTTTTACCCCAAAACCAACGCACGCTTTGGCCGGGTGCATGCAACGTATAAGCAGCGATAGGCTTCCTGGCGGTTACGGTTTAAGAGAATATCCCGGTAGTCAACAAACGCAGTATCATACGTTGACCCTTGCGCTCGATGCGCTGTCACCGCGTAGGCGTGCCGCAGGGAATGAAAGGCGTCTTTGAAATCCCAGAACTTCCCCCACAGCCGGCCGTTGCTTTTTGCGGCTGCGGCAAGTTCCTCACACCGCCGATTGTAGTGAAGCTGGGACTCTTGGTGCAGTACCCGAGCAACGACAACAGGACCATCGTCAAGAGTGATAGATATACGATAGATTTTGCAGTCACCATGGATCGGATGATACTCCGTATCCACGCGATTGATTTCGCCTTCGTCGTCAGTGGTGGCAATTGTTTCATCATCAAGGTCTTTCGCGGGGGAGGTGAAGATCACGCGGTCGGTGGGCAGCCAGAATTCCGTGGGGTTATCGTAGATGGTGTCGCGGATCATCTTGTTCAGCCCGTCAACCGTGACGTTGCGCCACGCGATGGCCTTGCTGCCGTTCTGGCGGGAGAACCCCATGATGTTGGCTTCGTCCCGGATCATTTGGTCGAATTCCTTGCGGGACTTGAGCCACACGCCTTGGGACTCGTCCGTGTCATGGTCGGAGAGGAGGCGGATTGTCGGGGCTGGGTGATCCACAACGTTACGGATGCGGGTAGCCAGGGCCAAGATTTGATTGTCATGGCGCTCGACCTTGAGGAGCTCCGCGCCGTTCTTGATCCGCCAAATCGGGCTGCGCGCTTCGCCGACCGGGGGAAGTTGGGCTGGGTCACCCATGAAGATGAACTTGCATCCATGCTCTTCCGCTGCTTGCTTGATGAACGCACGGAGGTTCTCGTTGATCATGGAGCTTTCATCGACCACGACGACGCGGTAAGAGGACAGGTCCACGGGGTCTTCCGGCGCGGATAGTTCCTTGACCTCACCCGATGCTTCGAGGCGAAGCCCGAGCAGGGAAAAGATCGTCCGGCAGTCGGGTTTGTAATCCTTCGTCGTGACGCTTCGACGGAGTTCCTTTGTCGCTTTGTTCGTGGTCGCGGTGTAAACGATTCGGCCTTTGATGCGATTGGGGAGTTCGCGGATGCAATAGGTTTTGCCCGTGCCCGCCGACCCCTTGAGGACGAAGTAGAATTCATCTGGGTCCTCGAGGAACGCGAGCATAAGTTCAATCGCTGCGACTTGTTCCGCGTTGAAGGGGGGTGGGATTATCTGCGCTTTCGTGGATGTTGTGATGATGGTTTCCAGGGCGGTTTCTGTGTTCATTTTGTTTCTGCTTTCGTGTTGTCGTAAGTTGGGAGCTTGTAACCCTCCGGGGCATAGGTGTTCCAGATCTCGCCGGAAGTGTCGCATTGTTTTTGTGCGATACGGAGGGTGGCGAGGGCTGCCCGGCCAGCTCGGTACACCCGATGATCATCGGAGAATTCGAACTGCCAGTCATGGGCTCGGAGGAGACAGATATAAGAGGTGAGGATACTGGAGGTTGTTGTAAGGGTCATGATCGAATCTTTAGAAGTTCTTTGAACTTAGCGTATGTTGTGCGGGATTGGATCTCCCCAGCATCAACACGGTCGACAAAGTATTGCAGACCCGCGCGGAGCCGGAGAATTTCGCTGGGCATGTCGTTGATGCGGAATAGAAAGGGGAAAGGGCAGCAGGTTTCCCCACTGCATTCGATCTGCCCACAGTTGAGGCATTGGTAAGCGGCCATTATAAGGGGTCCTTGGGGGAGTGCTTGAGCAGCGTTGGGTGTCGCCCCAATGACCGAACGAACTTACAAACAGTTGCCCGTTCGAACATGGCAGGCTCGTGCATAAGTTGACTACCAATCCAACTGGCGATTTGAATGGAGTTCCAGATGGGGGCGTCTGCCACGGTTTGCGGTAGATTAACTTCCGCTGGCTCCGCGCCAGTGGTCTGGGCGCGCAGTGCTTCGCGGGCCTGTTGTAAAGTGTTTGCTAATGGGTTGCAGGCACCTTTCACATCATAGCGACGCACATGGGATTCCCATTTAGCAAGGTCGTCTAGTAAAGTGACTGCTGTTGCTGTAGTGTTAGTCATTCCCCCGCCTCCCAAGCCGCTAGGCTCAAAAACAAACTGACCGGAATGCCGATAAGGTGCAGGCAAACCAATGCCAGACCTCGAAAGCTTTCCCCAAACCCCGTGCCGACGGGCGTCCACCAGCTCTGTCCGGTTATGAGCCAACAACCGGCGCTGACGGCTAAGGCAAGGGAGATTGTGGCGAGGATGAGTAGTTTCATGATTTATCCGCATCTTCAAAAGCATCGGAATTCATAGGGATTTTATGTTCAGGTGGAAGGTCTACTATCATCTGAACACTTTTCCCCGCATCCACCTTTGCAAAATACTCCCGCATCAATCCCATTAAAAACCCTTGCCAAGCCCCGTGAGGAATCTTTTGCTCAAGTTCAGAGTACAGCATGAGATCAACGCGGGCGGCGAGGTCCTCCGGGAAGGACAGGTTCTTCCGCACAGGCCGCATGATTTTCTTAGGCTTTGGCATTTTTAGGCTCCGGAGAGTTGAGGTAGTCGATCTTGACAGGTGACCCGGGTTGGGCGAGGTAGTTGAGGATTAAGAGAACGAGGTCCTGCGCGTCTTTCGATGTGAAGACAGCGGCTTTGATTTCCAGGAAATCGAGCACTGATTGTTTTCGTTCATATCGGATCGCGTCGTCTTCTGTGGGAAATTGTGTGCCGTCTGTGGCTTGCCAAACTGTGAGGGAAGTAATCATGGGGGTGGTCCTTTGGTGGGTGAGGGAAAGGGGTTAGTACTTCAATCCAGGCAGTGGCTTGACCACGCATGTATCCGTGTCCGGGTTCCAAGCCATTTGGTCCGACAACCGTTCGCATTCCTGTCGGCGTTGGGCTTCGTACTCCAGTTGCATGGCGCCAAACCAGATTAAAAGAAGGGTGAGGCAAAGAAAGGTCAAGACCCAAAAGGAACCGTATCGGTAGTCTTGCGCATTTGGGGTAGAGGCGTCTGGTAACATGATCAAAACTTCCACTCCGTTGCGTGGGCCATGATCCAACCTTTACTATCCGCACAGCCCGCGCAGGTCTTGACCGGATAATCCGCGATGACCGTTTCATTCGGCAGGGCCGCTTGGGCGGTTTGTTGCTGCTGCCAGCGGAAGCTATCGCGCAGGTGGCGATGGCGCTGACGGACCATGAGTTGAGTGAACACGGTGTAGGAAGTTCCGCAGCCGCATGAAAACCGGGAGAATTGGCCAACATTGGCCACGTCCAGCCATTCGTGCTTCGCCTCCCAAGCCGCGATGCGTTCGGCATCGGCCCGACGTTCCTCAGCCGTGATCCCGCCGCGTTTGAGGCGTTCGCGGGCGATCTTGGCCTCGGCGGTTTCCTTGACGGTCGTGAGGGATTCGGCAAGCAGGGCGTTGAGGTCGTCGAAATCGGCATCCGGCTCGTCCGGTTCTGCTGCATCCGGCTGGGGTTTCCGTGCAGGGGCGTCAAGCAAGTCCTCGAGTTGCGCGTCTTGTTCAAGTTCAAACGCGTTGGGTGTGCCGTGTGGCATAGGGTGTCTCCTAGTGCGTGTCCGGGATGGTTCGCAATATGTGTATATTATGCCACCATAACCCACACACGTCAACCAAGCACTAACCCCAACCCCCCAAGTGAAACAACCCCGACTAGAAGACACTCCAGTCGGGGTTGCGCAACCGAGTCTTTCCTCGGGGTCATTCAATTTACCATCCTTGACAGGCCGGGACCGTCCCTTGGCGTTGCAGTTTTTCCTCGTGCCCAGGAGGTTGTCAAGCCTGCTTGCTCGTTGACATGACCGGCAATTTGAAAACAGACTTGACACTAGCCCGGTCGAAGCCGGGGGCCGTCTACCTCCTCAGACCGCCAAGTCGTCCAGCTCACCCAACAACGCATCGGTGTTGACCTTGCTACCGCGAACAGCCTTTTCCGCTTCGATCTTCTCGACCGTGGGCTTGATCTTGGGGTTGTTGCGCAGGGCAACCTTTTCCGCGTGGCTCTTGTCCTTGAGGAACACCTTGATCTGTTCCACGGTCTTGCCGAAGACTTCGACCAGGGCTTTGACCAACACCGAGGTTCCGGCCAGGCCATTGGATTCCTTGCGTTGAGTCCAGTCGCCGTTATACAAACGGTCGATCAACTCATCAATCGCAATAACACAATCCTCAACATCTTCCAACCCAGCGATCTCATCGCCCAGCTTTTGTTCCGCACCGTGGGCAGCGAACTTCGCCATCAGGTTAGCGGGGACGGTGAACAGTCGCGTGGCGCCGTTGCGGAAGTCCAGGCGAACTTGCACTTGGCCATCTTCCGTCACGGATGCGGATTTGAGCAGCTTGCGCTTGCCGGCAAATTCCACGATGTGCGGGCGATCAGCGGTGCTGTCCTCCATCGTCACGGTTTCGATTTGTGGTTCTTGCTTTTTCGTAGTAGCCATGGTTTTTCTCCAGATAGGCGTTGGCAGGCAATTGTTGATTAATCGACGTTCCGTTAGGGGTGCTTGCCGGTATGCCCCAAACACGGTGTCGATGGATTGATTATGCAGCAGGCATGCGAGCTGTCAAGCGGGGATTCGTACTACTTATGACAAATCACCCATGACCGCCGAAGGATTTTCCACCCTTCGGCTTCCCGCAGCACCGCTTGTTCTTGGACAAGTTGAAGGTCCGCAGACGCGAAATACCCCTGGATGAGGTACCCGTCCGGCTGCCGGCGTTCGAACGTGATGCAAAACGCCTTGTGCCCGCCCCAACCGATCCCCTGCAGGATCGAGCCGACCAGGGACAGGTACTGAAAATCCCCCTGCGGTGCTTCGTAACTGATAAATTGATGCGCGGGGAGCAATTCCCGTAACTTCCGGCCGATATAGTCCCGTGCCACAGCCATGCGGGAGTTCCCACTATTGGCGACAATCCGCTGCCGTACCGCATCCATCCCCGGAATCCCGGTGGTCAGGTTAGTCAGACTATAGAATTGTGCCATGATGCCATTACCTCCTCAGTTGGTGATTGTTTCGGGTGGGCGATAAGGTTGACCGTTGACCATCCCGTGGGGAGTTTCCGAACCTCCGCGACTATCTTATATTGCCGTTCAAGTTCCGCGTGCGGGTGCGTGGGGTATTTTCGAAGCGATGCCCGGTACTGCCGCACAAGCCGTTGTTGGTTCAGCACCCCGCGCCGCCCCTCCGGCGTTGGCGGGTATAGGCCAATTTCCTTCGGCACCCCAAGCACCAGCCCGCCGAAGATTTGCGCGAACCAAACCGGATAGGCCGACAAGACCTTCGGCTTTTCCGAGGCCATTACACGACCTCCCGGGTGTAGTATGGATTAACTGGCCGGGCAGTTGCTCCTGCCCCCTCTGTCGGCGACCCCGCTAACATCTCCATCATCCGGGCGCTTGATTCTTCAATTTCCCTATCTTCTTGAGTCTGCCCCGCCCACTCCACCAAGCCCCCTTCCCCGCCAAGCTGGGCCATGATAGCCTGCAAGCCCTCATATTTCATTTTCCCTCGGGCCACTAATATATTTTCCTCTACAGATAGAGAAACCGAGTCAATCGCAAAGACCAGTTCATCATCCGGTGCTAATTTCGTCCGCATTTTTCGCGCAAAGGCGTATGCTTGAAACCGTGTGTTCTCCGCAATGGCCTTGTCCGGGCACGTGATATGCAAATCTTCCTCAACTGCCTTACGAAACATTGCGGAAAAAACTTGCTCTGTTTTAGTTAATTTCACGGTCAGTACTCCAAAATTGATGATGGCAATAGCATGTGGTCAGTAAGGTTGAACGGGTATAAGCCAAATTCCCGGTAAAATCATCCCCAAAACTCCCCAGCCGACCTCCATGCCTATATCAATTGTGCGGATATCCCCGGGGCTGTCAATAACTCATTTGCAAGATTTACCGGGAATTATCCCCATTTACCCGTATATCAATCCATATGCCCGGAATGTGTTCGAGGGTTGCCCGGAATCCCCCCGTAATTCCCCGATTCGTCGTTGAGACGCAGACACCCCACTTCCTCCCTTGTGTGTGAGGTCTTAAATAAAAAAAAAATCCCAATGGACTCAATATCCCAATACGTCACGACACATCACGAGAGGGGAAGTATGGGGGGGCTGCATCTCAACAGCCAATCGGGGATCTTCCGCCGTATTCCGGGGGGCATATTGCTAAATCCGGGGAAATAATGGAAATATGATAAACCCGGGTAAATAGGCAACGGAATAGGCCGGGGATACGTGGGTGGCGAGCTGGTCACGGAAACCGCGCCACGGCCCGATTTGGGGGGTTGGCGGGGCATCGGGAAACGACGGGGTTGGCCGGGAAACGTCCGAGCTGCCCCCACCCGCCCGATATGTGTATGTTATGAATCCATAACCCGCGCATACACCGCCCCCACAAGCGAAAACACCACCGGGTTAGGGTGGTGTCATGCGCTGATCAGTGGTCAGTATCCTATCGAATCAGCCCCATACGGCGTAGGGTTGCCATCCATCGGGCCCGAAACCGTGGGCGTCGCGGTGGCGGTCGTGTCCAGCCTTTCCCGACCTCCCAACCCGTGCGCCGGACAAGTTCCCAATTCGCATCATGTTCGCTTTTTGCGTTCGGCTTTCCCATGATGGTCAATCACCCTTCCAATTCCGCGAGCAAATCATCCGCGTCATCATCGGGTTTGGCAGATTCCGCACGGATCTCCGCGATCACGGCGGCGACCTTCGGGTTTTTCCGCAACGCCGCTTGTTGCTTATCATCCAACCCGTCGAGGTATGTACGCAAATCCCCTTCCGTCTTTTTCGGGTACATGCGAACCAGGGCGCGGAACAACAATCCACCTGCACCGGCGCCACCACCGCCCTCGCGGGTCTTATTCCATTGGCCCGACACCAACCGATCATAGACCTCCTTCACCGCATTGTATTTGTCATCGGTGGATGCCGCGCGGCCCGTATCCGTATTCCGTGAGATCGCAGCGGCATCGACTAACTTTTGTTTCAGCCCGTGCAACAGGGCCTGTCGTGCCACGCCCGCATCTAATTGGCCGACATAAAGTTCCAGGGATTGCCCATTGTCAAACGTCAATTTGAGCCCATAGTCGTTGTCATTTGGGCCGACCAGGGTTGTTGTCGTGATCGTTGATTGTTTGGTAGCCATGTCATTCACCTCGTTAGGTTGTCACCGCAGCCCATTGCCGTGGTGTGATTGAATTATGGCATGGCTGATGATCGTGTCAACTAGGGACAAACCCTCGGCCTCCTCCCCTGTCAGCCATGTTGCGTGCCAACAACACCGCGTTTTCCTTGTCCCTGACCAGGCCACCAAGACCATGGGGGGTGGGTCTGCGGCAGGCGGGGGTGCGCTGTGCGGGGTGTTTAGTCGTATACCACCTCCCCGTGCGTGGCCGATTTTTGACTCTCATCCCCTGACGACGGATTAGAAGGAAACGAATTGGAAGGGGGATGGTGGTTGACCGCGATTTCCGGGGATACCCCTTTAACCTTACTGAATCACAAGTGACTCTAAAAATTGGGCAGATTATGGTTTCATAACATACACAACTTCCCTGCGCAATTCGTGCTTGACGGACCTATGACGCCGCGCAAGACTGGCCGGAACAGAAAAGGACCAAAAATGGACCACGCAGCCGCCACGGAACAGTTCGTCACAGCACACGCCGCCCACGTTGCCCGGCAATCTCCCCCGCTTCAGGGCACGGCCAGCGCAGCCCTCGCGATTGATCGGGTAAAGTACACCCATGACGCGATGATTGACTTGATCATCAGCACGCCGGGGGTGAGCCAAGGAACACTTGCCAAACACTTCGGCTACACCGCACCCTGGGTCAGCCGGATTCTCAACTCCGACGCGTTTCAGGCGCGGCTGGCGCAGCGGAAATCGGATGTGATCGACCCATCGCTGGTGCTGTCGATTGACGAGCGACTGCGGGCCGTGGCGGCGAAGAGCCTGGATATCGTGTTGGAAAAGCTCGAGGCCACCCAATCCCTCGACGCTGCGCTCAAAGCAGTCGACATGTCCGTCAAGGCGCTCGGCTACGGCGCGCGGGCCCAGAACGTCGCGGTGCAGCAAAACTTCGTCGTTGCCCTGCCGCCGAAGTCGGAATCAGCCCTCGCCTGGGCCAAGGAGCACGGGGCACTCGCGGGGGTGAGTCCGGACCTTGTCGAACTTGTCGAACGGAT